GTTACTATTTTTAATTTTGAAAATGCTATAGGGGCTTTAGTTCAAGATCCTTTTCTAGCCGGTAATAATACTGCTAATGCTTGTTTAGCTGATGTAAATGGAGAGTTACTTAATGGTATTGATCCTAGAACAATAAACTTTACTCCTGCTCAAGTAGGAGGATCAGCAGGAAATACTGCATTTGATACATTAACAAGAGCAAGAGCTAATGGTCTAAATTATAGTGCTTCAGTATCAGGAGCAGTAGGAGGAGATAATAGTTCATTTACTTATGATACAACTGTTGACGTAAAGGGAACTTGGCTTGAACAAAAATTAGATTCTCGTGATTTATTAGGAGGTTCTGTTGAAATAAGATCTACATTTGCTAGTTTTTTAGATTATTGGCCCGAATATAGTACAATAAAAACAATTTTAGGTAACGCATATGAAATGGTAACTACAATGCCTTATCGTATTGGAGATAACGTGCGAAGCAGTAAAGGAACTCTTGAAGCAACTATTGAAGGTATAGAAGAAAATAGATTTTTATTTTTAAGTAACCCTCTTGAGACTGATATTATACCCAGTGATGCTTTATATATTATAAATATTGAGGCTGATCCTGAATCTTTTATAGAAGATGTTTTTAATATTGATTCATTAGATGCGTTAACTGAGACTACAGCAGTTTTTTCTTTAGTTTCTTGGTTACGATATTTTAAGCTTGTAGTTCCTAAAAGAAAATTTTATAAAAATACTTGTCAATGGGAATATAAAGGAGAAGAATGTCAATATCCTGGACCCGGTGATGGCGTAACTGGTCTTCCTATTCCTGGAACACAATTACTAGGTAATCCTTTATCTGTTAAAGCTGATAATACTGAAACTGCTAATCCATTAGATGATGTATGTGGTAAAAGTTTAGCTTCTTGTGAAGCTAGAAATAATGATCTACATTTTGGAGGGTTTCCTGCAACTGGTAGAACTATTCCAAGACAATGATTAAAGGTTGTATATTACCCTGGATGCATATGTTTGCTGCAGTAGATGGTACTTATCAACTTTGTTGTCATATTAGTTCTCATTCTAGACCTATGGCAACATATAAAGATGATATCTCTACAATTTTTAATAATGAAAAATATAAAAATGTTAGAAAACAATTTTTATTAGGTAATTATTCAGAAGATTGTAAAAAAGCTTGTTATGATATTGAAGAGTTAGGCGGAGAATCTAATAGACAACAAGTTAATAAAAGATTTAGACAGTATGAAAAATTACAAGATTATACAAATAAGGATGGATCAATAAATAATCATCCAATTTATCTTGATTTTCGTTTTGGTAATAAATGTAATTTTAAATGTAGAATTTGTGGTCCCACTGCATCTTCTACATGGTTTAAAGATGCTACGAAAATAAGTGTATTTAAAAATTCTCCAGCACAATTGGAGGATTATTATACTGATAATCCTGCATTTTGGAAATATTTGGATGATATAAAAAGTAATTTAAAGTATTTTTATTTTGCTGGTGGTGAACCCTTACTTATGGATGGTCATTATAAATTACTTAATTGGCTTATTGAAAATAATAAAACCGATGTTGAATTAACTTATAATACTAATTTAAGTACATTAACATATAAAAATCATAATGTATTTGAACTTTGGAATAAATTTGATAATATTTCACTTTGGCCCAGTGTAGATGGATATAAAGAGCATTGTGTGTATAGTAGAACAAATTTTTCTTGGGAAAATTTTGAAAAAAATTTAGAATTGGTTAAAAAATATGTAAATACTGTAAGTTGTACAGTTTCAGTTTATAGTATTATTTCTACTCCTGAATTAATTGTTTATTTAAAGGATCAAAATATTTTTACTTATTTAAGCCTTCTTGATACACCAAAGTATTTAGAGTGTAGAATTTTACCAGTTGAACTTAAAAATAAAATTATTAAAAAATATCAATTAGTATTAGATAAAATTTCTTTAAATCCTACTGAAGTTGAAAATATTAAAAAAACAATTATGTATTTTAAGAAAGATATCGAGGATAAAGAAAAATTAAAAAAATCTTTTAAAACATATAATGAAGAAGTAGATGCTCTTAATGGAACATCTTTTGTAACTATATATCCGGAGTTTAAAGAATGGTACGAGAAAATATAATAAAATATATAGGAATACCGCATTCTTATGAGGGGATAAATTGTTTAACTATAATTCATGAGTTTTATAAAAATGAGTTAAATCTTGATTGTATTGCTCAATTAATACCTGATGATATTGAAGGACGTAGATGGATGAGAAAATTTACTCTTCCACAAATTGAAAATTGGGCATTAATACATGGAAAAAAAGTCCTCTTGACAGAGGCTCAAGATTTTGATTTAATAGTATTTAAGTCACCAAGGTTATCACGACCAATACATTTTGGTATGTTTATGAAACCTTGTAAAATGTTGCATCTTGAAGAGGGGAGGGCATCAAGATTTGAAACAATTAGCAATGAGTGGGCAGATTGCATCTCTGCCTTATATCGACACAACGATTTGGTATAGTAAATATCTTAATTTTCCTTATGTGCATTTAGGCGATAATCCTGAAACTGGTATTGACTGTTTTAATCTTTGTAGACTTATTTACAGGGAAGAGCTTAATATTGATATTCCATATGATACATCTGATTGGTGTAATATAGTAGATGAAGATTGGTACTCAAAAACACATAATAGATCTATGGATGAAGCAGCGACTGAAAAATTTGGATGGAAAAAAGTAACTATTCCTGAAAAATTTAATGTTATTACAATGTCTTTAGGTTCAACTAATGTTACTAATCATTGTGCTTTATATATTGGGAAACAAAAAATTTTACAAACTATGATTGATCGAAAGAGTTGGATTGCTCCTTATGGGAGATATTATAAAAATTATACAATAGGAATATTTAAATGGATTGGTATACCACACTAACAAATGATATGAATAATCATGCTTTACGAGATTATCCTCGTGAAGCTGTTGGAATTATTCTCAAAGATTTTACATATGTACCATGTAAAAATTTAAGTACTGCTCCAACATATAGTTTTGTTCTAGATCCTGTCGCTTTTATTAAGTATGATAATAATATTTGGGGAATTTTTCATTCTCATCCAGGAGCTGATAAACCAATTCCCAGTAAAGATGATAAAGTCAGTGCTGCATTTCAAGAATATAAATTTTTAGTTGGCTTCAATAATGAATTTTATATATACTGGATGGATAGTAAAGTTGATGCATTAAAATTTGATAAATTGCGAAAGGAACATTGTGTTTAAATGGCTGCTACCTTAAAAATTAATTCAGTATTTAAAAATCATTTTGATAAAAGTGATTATCAGATTAATGTTAACAATTATTATGATATTGAATTTTATTTAAGGGGTGTGCACCCTCGTTTTAATAATTATATCAGACAAATACAGACTGGAGAAGCTAATGAAAGTTTTGCATTGGTTGATAGTAATTTACGAATAATTGGAAAAGAACAGATGACTTTGAAAAAAGTAAAGGATGGAGACATCATATATCTTGTTCCAGTTATAACAGGTGGAGGAGGTAAAAAAGGATTTCTTATTGCTGCGTCTGTTGTAGCTTTATCTTTTGCCTTTCCTGCTTTACCCGGTGTTGGCGGATTTGATGCTGCAGGTTTTATTAGTGCCGGAGGTGCATTTGGCCCAGCAGGTAACGTGAGTTTAGGAACGCAAATTTTTAGTGGAGCAGCAGGAATATTTGGAGGGCTTCCTAGTTTTATACAAGGTATAATAGGAAATTTAGCTCTTAGTCTTATTACTTCATTATTCACTTCTAAACCTCCAGGAAGAGAGCAACAGGTAACGCAAGATTCAAGTACTAGATCCGAAAATAATATGTTTGGCTCTCTTGTAAATAGTACAACGTCGGGAACTCCTGTAAGCGTCAATTATGGTCAAATGAGAGTTGGGGGTCAATTTTTAAGCGGGTATGTGTTAAGTGCAAATCATG